ATAGCCCGGCCAATAGTCGAATTCTACTGCAACCGTTACGGTCAGCTTAGTCTCAAATGCGTATGTTCTTTTCATCTCTATTCTCCTTTTACTTATACCCGCTCTTCTAATTTCTACAGTGCCGGAGGGTAAACAACATAGAAGGAGCTGCGGCCTGTTCTCAGATTGCCGACTAGCTTCTCCTTCCTTAGCTTCTTTAACCCACGAGCTATTGAAGCTCGAGACAATCCTGTCTCTTTTTGCAAGGTGTCCCATCGGAGGCGACAGACATTATTGCTCAGACAGTGCATTTTCAGCACTCCGTAAACGAGCTTGGCTGAATTTTGTAAAGGTAACTGCGCTATTTCTAAGGGAATATTGAGGAAAAAGCGTTGAGTGCTTTCTTTAAACCCTTTGGGCACTTGCTTTGACAGCTTCTTGTGATGCGTCGCATGACAGTCTCGGCATAACACGATAAGATCGCTTACATCTTCGTTATATATGCGATCGTACGTTCTATGGTGGACGTCCACTGCATTGCTGTCACACAAGACGCAGCTATTGCCGTAATGATCTAATGCCTTTTGGCGCTTATTTTTCCAATCAAGCGAGTTAAGATACTCACTATATTTTTTGCGATTCACAGCAACATCTCCTTTTACTTATACCCGCTCTTCTAACAGGCCCATCGACTACCAAAACAGGTCCATCAACTTCATCTTGGTAGGGGGCCGCGCAGAGAGCAGGATCTATCGGGTTAGGCGGCGCAACATCAGACTGCACTGCACCCATTCAGTGCTCGATAGCCCGATGCTACGCCGCTATGCCGTTACTCATCTGCACTAACGCAGTTGCGAGCGCCAGCGAGCCGCTCCATTTTCGGGGCAGCTCTGTAGTGCCATGCGCGTACGCAAAAAAAGGGTGGAAGCAACGCCGTTAGACGCTACTCCCACCCTCCAACCGCTCTTCTTAACTGAGGGAGTCTATGAAGTCCAGATCAGCCTCGAATTCTTCCTCGAAGTGGTCGAGCGTGCCCTGCTCCAAGACGGTCAAGTCTATGGAGTCAAAGCTCTCCGCATCTGCTTGGCGAACGTCCGTTACTTCGAACCCTCCCAAGCCCGCTTCTGCGAGGATAGCCTGCATCTTCTTCTCTGCACTGTAGCCCGTGGCCGCAGACACTGTGCGGTTGATGAGGTGTCCGTCATACGTGGACACCTCCACAGACCACGATACGCTCTGAACCCTCTGCTCCAGTGGTTGACGCCAGAAGCGATGCTCCGGCTCACGCGCTGAAGGATTGTAGTGGATGGTCTCGACGATATGCCACAGATCTCCGTCGAGTTCTCCAGGGGTCATGTTCTCAAGACACCACCAGTCTCCTCGACGTATGTGCTTTGCGATGGTGCAGAGGGCTGGCCGTGTCGAGACTGACCACGTTGCGGCACGTCCTGTGCGCGTGATGCGCTCGATGGCTGCGTTCACTGCGGACTTCATACTGCCAAGCGAGACCTTGCCCTCGTTGGCGAGTCTGCGCCATGTCTCTGGTGCGAGACGAGAGGGTGCTTTCCACTCCGGAAGCTCGGGCTTCTTAAGCTTCTTAGTTATATAGTAGTGTCTGAGCTGATCATTGGTGGCGTAGGCAATCTCGTCCTCGGTGTTGGCGTCAGAGACTTCCTTGCGGAGCTTCTCATACTCCGCGTAAATCGCACTGCGTCGGTCCGATTCGACACTCCCAAGAATCTGATTGAGTGCCTCTTCCGGATCCTCAGCTCGAAGAATGTCCCAAGCGGAGGACTGCAACTTCATGCGGTATTGCTCGTCCAGTTCAGCGGACGCTTCGATCTCCTTCGCATCGACGTTCGGCCTGCGAGACAAGGCAGAGGGACGAACCGTCATGTCGGTGCGGTATCCGCGCTTGAGCCACACTGCGAAGTTGCGGCCTACCTCCCGAATGTAGACGTTGATCTGCTCGGCATCTGCGATACGCTGCGCGGCCAGAATCGCCGCTTTGTAGTCCTTGAAGGACGCAACGTAGTACTCATTTGCGCTCTCGTCCTTGACGAGTTCTCGAATTGCTTCGATATTTGTAGAAGCTACCATTGTTCATCTCCTTTGTAGATGATTGGGTGTGGTAGTTATGTAGGGTCAGGAGTTCGCATCTCCCGACCCTACACCTGTCTCCGCTCTTCTGCGGAAGTGTAAGGATAATGTAAGGACAAAGCCCTTACATATCCAATTAGAAATTTCTATTGGTTCTGGATAGGGGTACGAATGGAAAGTGGAACAGGTATGTAACCCAACCGCGATCCATCCCATGCCACCCGCTCAGGGTAGGTTCTCTCTCTTCAAGTTCGGGGTTGTCTAAATTATAACTCTCAACATAACCCGAATCTGGATCTATCTGGCGTACGTAACTCATGATGACAACTCCTTTGGTTATGGGTAGGGGAGGGAAGCGAGTGCCTCCCTCCCAGTGATGGTGTGATTAGAATGGAAGTTCATCTTTATCGGGGTAGCCTGCGTCATCTACGATCTTGCCGACACTCTCCAATGTTTGTTCGGCCTTTCGGTGCTCTCCATGGGCCCAGTTGAACATATCTTCCCAATACAACGCACTTACGAGCATTCCTTCGCACTTCTTACGCAATTCTTCGGAGTCTAAATCTTTCATTTCAGCCCTCAAATGCTCCTTGTTCTCATCGAGCCACTCCTTCTTATCTTCTCTGTAAACGCTGGGACTCCTGTGCCCGTTTAATTCTGCAATTTTTTCCTCAGCACGTGCGGCTTGCTCATGAGCGCGTGCGGCTTCCTCCTTGAGTCCGTCGATGTAGTGCCAGAGGCACATGCCACCTCCTCCGATGATTGCGATGGCGAGTCCGATGAATTGTCCTTCGTGAACTGGTAGCATGATGACACTCCTTTTGTGTTATGCCGTTACCCCGATGGCAACGAACTATTTGCCCACTTACACGCGAGGTGCAAGCAAAATCCAATAAATCAGAGCATCAGCTCTGAAGCACAGCTTAAAAAAGTCGCATATAATAACCTTGTTCCTTACGCGTCTTTTTTTCGTGCGTTTTATGGGATTTCTTGCCCCCGATGGAGTGACGACGTTCGGTGGCAGCGTGAATGCGTAGGAGTTCTGTTGACTCGGCATGGAATCGGGGTCGGTCTGCGTTTACGCAGATTGGTTGCATATAATCAAGTCTGTTTACATCACAACCAAAGAGCCGAAGCGTATACTTCGTGGGCCTAGTCGGCAAAGGGGGATTGTCCATTGCAACATTGCAGGCGCGGGGCTTTCTGGCCGCGTCTGTATATGATTGTGCAATGGACTAGCGTAGGGCGAGCTTTGTTGCGAGCTATAGTATTCTCGACGCATATAATAAGTCACATTCCACTACGTCGAGTCTACGCGTAAAAAGGGGCAAAGGCCGTAACTTGCCCCTTTTGCTAACTTCTGTTCAATTCAGAAATACACACAATGTGCAGTTGAGAGGAACTACTCCTCGCTCCACTCTGCCTCTACACCCTCATCGACCTTCCGCTCTTCTTTGAGTATATCGGATACGAATTGGGTGATCTCTTTGGCTCCGTTGACTGCGGCTGAGACGAGTGCCTCGGGATCTACCTTGGACTCGTAATGGCGAAAGAGCTTGTCGTCTGTGAGGAGGGTTCTGTTGTGGTGGAGCCATACCTCTGCGGCACGTATAGAGCCTTCATTGACAGCGCGATCTGCGAGCTTGTCGAGGATCTCACGAGTACGTTCGAGGGCAGGGGCTGAGGCGACAATTAAGGCGCGATGGAGGACTTCGGAGGAGTTGGAGATCTCGTATAGGCGGGAGGAGACCGGCCAGTTGTGAGCTTCAGCGAGCGCTTTGAGCGAAGCGTGTTCTCGAAGAGCTTGAGGAGTAGCCATCCACTCAGCGATGACCTCAGACATCTCGTCGACTGGAGGAGAGGGGCGACGCTCAGATGTCTGGGCAGTTATGGCGGTATGCTCGTTCATTATATATGCTTCTCCGGAGAGGGGAGTATTGATGCGGCTCTATCACACATCAGACGCTCTGAACATTCTGACCCTTCGACATTGAAGGCCGATGCTGGATCTTGATGGCTCGCCGCAGCTGCAGGGCAGGGGACTTGCCGTGGAGCAGGTGAAGGTGGACACCCCCCCCTATGGGGGTCGACCCCCTGGGTGGGTAGGTTCCCCCCGGGGACATTAGAACCGGATATGCAAAATTGGCTCAAATCTTCGGGGCCCATACGTCTAAGACTTTCTGTGCTTCTTCTCTGGTCACGGCTATTTGATGTCCATTTCTCATGTGAATGACTGCTTTTCTCTCTTTGAGGGATATGTGGCTGACCTGCGATAGGGGCATCCAGACGGCATCTGTGCTCGTGCTTCTGGGATCGCCCTTCCGATATGTGCTAACCCGAAGTATGCTTGACATTGATCCTGTAGAGGAGCGTTACAATTTAAAAGATTAAATATGTGTGTTATTAGTTTTTTTTCAGTGGTTTGCTGATGGTGTCAACCATCACGCTAACCACATCGCAATTTAGACGTAGCTTTATTCCCCCCTCCTGCGTCGGGGGACTTGGATTCCTTACCTTCCTGTTCAATACAGAATCTCCATGCCTTTATGTAGACACTCACACGTTGTTGATAACTCAGATTATCGTTTCTGGGGGTTCAGATTATCGGGGGTATACAGTCGTCTGTCGACTGCCGGTGAGTGGATGCTATCCATGCGTAGGTAGACCTACGAGCCTTACTTGAGAATCATGTCGAGGACAAAGAGGGCCTTCTCACCGTATCACCCCTCCAGACCGAACAGGGGGGTTACGGTAGCGGCAACCCTCCTGAACGACCTCTTTTGGAAGATGGACACGCACTCGACTGGCCGCCGAAGCTCATCTGGCTAACTGTGCGGACCAGCCGCGAAAGGGAGTGCGTATCCATGACATCAATGTAAGGATATTGTCCTTACGATGTCAAGGCTAACTTTTCTTAATTTCCTCCAGTAAGACTTTTATCCGCTCTTTTAGGATGTTGTTTCTCACGATCTGTTCGATTACAAAGGGCTCGTGGTATCCTCCTTTATTCCTGCAGTGGGTCATTGTTAGCTGTGTTCGCTCTATCTCAAACAATGCGTCTATTAATAGTTCTCTTTCTTTACTCATAAAAATTCCACCAATAAGGACAATAATCTTGACATTGTGTATATATATGTAATAATATATGGGTAAGCGCTTTGAGTAAAAAGAAGTTTTTTATTTTATTTAATATTGGATAATTATGGCGAAATGGTCTCCAACACAGTTAGTGCATTATCCTCGCAATACAGGGGAGATGAGAAGGATTTTGTCTTCGTTTCTTCATGAAGACGAGGACGACCCTCAGTTGCGACTCACGGCGAAGTGGATGTCTAAGGAGCTGAAAGAAAGCGGCCATGTGGTTCTTTTGCTCAAAGACAATGATCCTTTGGTGTTTAGATTATGTAAACCTGGGTCTAAGGTTTGGAGGCGCACTCGATCAAAAGCTGAGAAGGATGCATACTACTCTCGGTTTAAGAAGAAACAGAAACCATCTTATAATTATAATTTAAAAAAAATATAACTCTCGCAACTTAACCGCGTGTGATTATACGCACGCCATGGGGCGCGTCTTTTGGGAAAACCGAGTAGAGATAAAGGGCTCAGGGTTGAGCGCGAATTGGTCAACAAGCTAAAAGAATCCGGCGTAGAGGCAAAGCGGGTTCCGTTGTCAGGAGCCGCAGAAGGATTTAAGGGCGATATTCAGATTGGACAGTTTATTGCCGAGGTTAAAGCGCGGAAAGACGGAGCGGGTTTTAAAGTGCTTGAGGCGTGGCTTGGCGATAATGACTTTCTGTTTTTGAAGAAAAACAACATGGATCCGATGGTCGTGTTGACATGGCCTATGTTTATTGCGTTAATGCAGTCTTGGAGTAAGGAAGAGCTGTTCCAGACGTTACTTGATAATGGATAAATAACGATAAAAATGGATTATTATTTACTATCGATAATACCTGTTAGTGCTAATGTCCTTACACCTGTAAGTAGGATGTCCGTTAATTAAGGATATTGTCAGAAAGAGTTCGTAGAGACAATGTAATTACCCGTAGCTTCATGTCCTGCATAGGTTTACATAACGTCTCTCGATAATTATCACATCACGCAAGGATTAACACCAATGCCTACCAATGTAAACTGGCCCACTATAAACGTAGTTCGTAAGTCTACCTCAGCTGATGGAACGGTGTCTGATGTGTACGTAGAGAAGGATGGAGAACAGGTAAGGCTGCATGGCATAGAGCAGCCGTGGAGAGATAATAAACCCTTCAAATCCTGCATACCCTCTGGCATGTATACGCTTCTCCCGTGGGAGAGTGAAAAGTTTGGGGACTGTTATGTATTTGTAGGGGGAGAAGTCTCTCTATATGAGGGTAACGGCACTCGTTACGCCTGCTTGATCCATTCTGCAAATTATGCTCACCAATTACAAGGATGCCTGGCCGTTGGATTGTCTGAGGGTGTATCTGAAGATGGTAAACCAGCTGTGTGGAGCAGTAGGAAAGCTATTCAAAAGCTACAAGATGTAGTGGGCGAAGGCCCTGCATATGTCAATATACGGTGGATTGATTGACGTTTAAAGAGCTTGACGAGGCTATTAAAGAGGTTATACCGGATGGGCCGAAGAGGAGGAGGATCCTTGAAGGTTTACACGGTATCGAGGAGGGGTGCAACTTCACTGCAAACTTCTATTTAAATGTTACCGGTCATAAGGTTAGTGCTGATGGCACTATAAAAAAAGACGAAAGGACAAAGTTCCAAGTTAATGCGAATCTATCTGGCGAGCCCTGATAATCAGCTTCAAGCACATGCGGCTCGTGATATGCCAATACTATTGTCGTATCACTTGCAATCGAGAAGAAAAAGCTGGATTCAGCGGTATCTTCCTTCATTCCGTCACCTCCTCATAGACTCAGGTGCTTACAGTGAGCTTACTACAGGGGTTAAGATTGACGGATATGCCTACAAAGACTGGTATGAGGAGTGGGGCTTAATGGCTGACGCTATAGCTGGGTTGGATGACATATCTGGGGATTGGAAACGGTCACTGGATAACTATGAAAAGTTCGGTGGATTCCCTACTTATCATGACACTGATCCGGAAGAGCTTCTGGATGACTTAATTCCACTGGCAAAAGAGCGTGGGAACTGGCTTGGAATAGGACTGCTACCTCCAAGGACAAATAGAGAAGATTGGCTAAGAAGAACGCTTGATAGAATCCCTTCTGACATACATCTACACGGTTGGGCACTGCGTAGATACTCTTATATGAGGAGGTTTGACTCTATGGATAGCACAAACTGGTGGAGGGATATGCTAAAGATGTCTGTTAATACTGATCTGAAGCATTTAACGCCTGCTGAATGTTTAGACATAGTGGTAAAACGGTATCAGAGGTGGGAGCCGCCCAAGAGTAAAGATCAACAAAAAGACCTGTTCGAGGTCGCAGCTTAACAAGGAGGGCAAGATGCCTAAAGTCGGAAACAAAACGTATGCGTACACCAAAAAAGGTAAGGCCGCAGCAGCCAAGGCTCGTGAAAAAGCTAAGGCTAAGGCTAAGAAAAAGAAGGGGAAATACTAATGGCTAAGAAGGATCCAAGGCTTGCCAGAGCAGGCGTGTCTGGTTTTAACAAGCCCAAGAGAACGCCCAATCATCCTAAGAAGTCCCATGTCGTAGTGGCTAAAGAAGGGGATAAGGTCAAGACGATACGCTTTGGAGAGCAGGGTGCTAAGACGGCAGGCAAGCCTAAAGCTGGGGAGTCTGAGACAATGAAGAAAAAACGCGCCAGCTTCAAGGCGAGGCATTCTAAGAATATAGCAAAAGGAAAAATGAGTGCTGCTTATTGGGCGGATAAGGTTAAGTGGTAGTCGCTTATTAGCTGTAGCTTATTAGCTTATGTCAGACTTTGAACCTATAGTAGAGCTGGCAGGGACGCTTAATAGCCGACCTGACCTGCTCCCTATAATAGCTGAAGCCAAGCCACAGGCGTATGAGGATGTGGTTCGGCTTATGCAAACCCCGTTCTTTTCTTTCCAGCCTTTTGGGTTTTATGGAGGAAAGTTTTATGGGGGCTACGAGAAGGTCAAAGATCAGGGGTATGAGCCTGTAAATGCCTGCCAAGTAGGGTGGCTACTTGATCAATCGGTCAATAAATGGGCCACCGCCGGTAACAGGGGGGGCAAATCCTTCCTCGGAGCTATTGAAGATACTGCAGATGCCCTATGGATCGACCCTATAACCAAATCATTTAGGAAGGAGGGGGAGCGTTTTGCCCAAACTCCCCTAAGAATATGGGTTGTGTCCGACACGGAAGATGTGTCCATCATGGATACGGAGAAGATCTTCTATGAGCAAGTCTTAGGCACGGACGAAAAGGGTATAATGTGGAATATGGTGGATGACTCTTGCCAGTATAGCGACAAGAATGGCTGGTCTAACCACCTGTTGAAGTTTACCAATGGCTCTACCATCACGTTTAAGTTTTCCACACAGAAAAGAAAGACGTTTCAAGGGGTGCGCCTGCATAAGGTGCGCCTAAACGAGGTGCAGCCCAAGCCTATTTACTCGGAATGCACTGCTCGCTTGGCTGACTTTAACGGATTCCTGACAGGAACAATGACACCGCTTGATGATAGGGGTGTGCCTTGGATATATGAAGAGCTGTATCTCCAGAGAGACAAGCGGGGCATATCCTTCCACCAGTGGTCTATGTTTGATAACCCACATATACCCAGAGATGCCAAGGATCGCCTTGTAGCGATGTGGGATGAGGATGAGATAGAAGCCCGAGCGTATGGAGCATTTGTTCCTATAGGTCAGAAGCTGGCTTTTTCTCACAAACTGGTGCGCAGTCTACGAGAAAAGGTTACTGCTCCCGATGTTGGAGTATTAGCACAGAACGAAAATGGTAAGGGGTATACCTTCAAGGCAGCGTAATGGAACAGAGGATTTGGAGTAAGCCACAGCAGGAGTTGACCTACGTCATTGGCGGTGATGTGGCTGAGGGGCTGGAACGAGGGGATGACTCTGTTCTTGAAGGCATTTGCGTTGAGACGGGAGAGCAGGTATTCGAGGTGCAGGGCAAGATAGACCCTATAACCTTCGGAGAGATCGCTTACCAGTATGGAACGTGGTATAACAATGCGCTTATAGGCATCGAGAACAACGCAGACGGCGGCTCTAACCGGATTTTGTCGCGGCTGGGGTATCCGAATATCTATTTGCAGGCCAATAACAGCGGAGAGGCGTATGACAAGCAGACCTCAAAGTTGGGGTTTAACACAAACCTACGCACTCGCTCTGAGATTATTGCTTCTGGCAGGGCCATGATGCAGGATGGATCTGTTATCGTGCGCAGCCAGCTGTTGCTTGCCCAGTTTGAAATCTTCGCTTTAAATAAGGCCGGGACGCGCTTTGAAGCTCTTCCTGGGGGGCATGATGACTTGGTTATGGCGTGGCTTATAGCCATAGAGATGTTCCGCAGAACGCTGGAGATCAGCGCCATGGAAGGTAGGGTAATGCTACCCTATATAGACGGTGAACCTTTTGACCCAGAACTGGAAGACATCGAGGAGCATAGCATAGTAGATAAACTGGTAGATCAAGCTAAGACCAAGCAGGAGAAAGAACGAATACCCATATACCCCTCAACCGTAGGAAACCTCGTATGACTTTTGCCATTATAGCGTTTACATTGATGTGTTTTCTTTTTGTTATTGCCGCCCTTCTAAGGCAGTTAAATAAGGAGCGAGAAGAGCGATACCAGCTTATGGATCGTTTTTCCAATGTGGCTATGCAGATACGCTGGAAGGAACATTACCCAGAGGAGCCTCAGGGATGGTTTGATCCCAATAATCCCTCATCGGTCCAAGACGTAGAAGGAGCTTTATAATGCCATTGGGCGATCCCCACTCTGAGCCTCAAGGTGAGGTAGATCATATACTGGGCGTAGGTCACAAAGGTCAGAGGATGGATCAGACCGCTACGCTGTTGACCTCAACAGGCGTTCCCCTTGCAGTAAACCTCACATCGGCAGCCAATAAGCCTGCCAAAAAGGAGGTAGTAGTAGAACCCAAGCCTATCAAAAAAGAAGTAAAGAGCGAGCCAGAACTCACAGCTATAAACCCTACAGTCTTGGTTCAGATGATCTTTAACACCAAGATGGGCAAGGGGTTTAAGCTAATTCCTAACTTAGATGAGGAAATCTGGATTACGTCGCATATGGAAGAGGGCAGCAGTTGGTCTATTCCATATAATGACGTGCAGTTAAGACTGATTAACCCAAACGATTGGAAGCGTGGGGTGCAGGCGCTAGTTGACATGCTCAT